CTTTAGGTATTCCGGCCATACAGTCAAGCCAAAGCTGGAATCCCGAGTGTTGCACCTTAGCTCCGACACCTAGCTTCTGGGCTACGTAGTCGAGTTTGTTAGATGGGAATTTGAATTGTGATTTGACAGTTCTCATTAGATCCAGTTCAATCCAGGGGCTTGGTGGTAGATAGCCGTTCTCGATGAACTCTCGTTTGATGTGTTTAGAGTCGAATGCTGCAGAGTTCCATCCGATAAGAACATCGGCCTCATCCATGATGGAATGTAATTCGTCAAGCATGGCCTTTTTACCATGATGATGAACTGACTTGAAGATAACTTTGTCGCTTCCAAGCCATCGAGCTCCCCAACAGATTACTTCTGTAGAACGCTCTATCTGTGTGATTGCTATGTTCTGATCCCAGAGTCCCCATACGTGCGCCAGGTTCGGCGAAGTCTCTAGATCGAGGAATAGTATTTTCATACTCTAAACGTAGCCTTTACGCTTTCGGTCAAGTTCCGACACGCCAGCCGTTATGGAATCGTTATCAAAGGGAATTACGGTCACTTGGACACCTGATTCATGCGTATCTGCATAAGTCTTTCGGACTGTTAGATCCACGACTAGATTGTCGTTCTTGATTACCCCGGCAGATTCCAGAGAGTCTAGAACTCCGCGCGTTAGTTTGTCGATATCATAAGTTCCCGTTGCATACTGCCTGGTTACTGATTTAGGTCGAGTAAGCCAGAACTGTAATGAGACCGAGACGGCCGTTACGAATTGAGAATCAAGCTCCATCATCTTGAGTTCAAACATTCGCTTCATGGTCGCTCGCCAGGCAGGGAGATCCTTATTGGCTTCTACTAGGACTATGTGAGCTCCTCGAGAGAATGCCTTCTTCGACCCTTGAGGTCTAGGTTCTCCTGCAACGAAAAGTTGGAACATCTAGAACGGTAATCCTGCAGGTTCTCCTGGTGCGAGAATGCTTTGGATCTCCTGTATTGGAGTCTTTTGTTCTGCAGCCCTTATGAGTTCGACTTCACAGTTGTTCAAAGAGTGCTCGACTACCTGCTTGGTCTCCTGACCGGGTTTGTTGTAAGTTCCGACCTTAGTGCTTAGGTGGCCGTGAATCTTTACTTCGTCTTCCTTCTTTAGGCTGCAAGGTATATCTAACCAAGCCGTCCATAGTCGATTGCGTGGTTCGCCTTTGAAGTCGTAAGTCTCCCAGACCCTAAGTCTTGGATAACCTTCGTTTACTACCTCGGCTACTTTTGCATAGATTGTTACTTGTGCCATTCTGTGTTTTTCCCTTCTAGTGTTCTTTTAAGTTTAAGTTAATTATTAGTTAACTTTAACGCGACATCTACGCCGTCCCGTGACGTCGTGGGTGACACCCCGACTAGTCTTAAACGCCGTCCCGTTTTGCCTTTTTTGACACCCCGTAGATTATGACTTAAAGTGCCGTCACATCCCTCGGAGCAATCAATAGTGATCCAGTATCGATTTGTGATTCGGTCGAAGCGATACCCGATTCCGTCATGCTGCGACATTTCAATTTCCCCTAGCTCGACTAGCTTCTGGAGATTGCGTTGAACTTGTCTAACGGAGCACCCGGCTAATTTAGCCAGGCGAGTTTGTGAAGGATAACAACCCTCTTCTGGGTCATCTCCTAAGTGCCATGCCAGAGCGACCATGAGGGCTCTAGACGTGCCAGTGCTATGAGAGTGGTGCAGAACTGCGGATAACGCTTCTAAGGACATCCTGCGCCTTCCTAGGCTATAATTATGAAGCCCATCGTGGTTGGGTGACGCTTTCGCGTCGGGCTAGAAGTTTTCTGTGGCTTCTAGCCCTTTCCAATTTACTTGGCCTTTAGCGAATCTGCGAGAGATTTGATTGCTTCGAGAACATCGTTATCAACTTGTGACTTTTGTGCCGTGCTGTAGATAACCCTTAGAGTTTCAAGATCGTTATTGGCTGCAGCTTCCGAAGCCTCCTCGATGTAGTTCCGGGAGTCCCTGGTTGCCTTGATCATCTCTTCACGACTTGGACGGTTCTTTGAAGCTGATAGTCCTAGAGTTGCAAGTCCTCGACCAATGGCAGAAGTTGAACAGTTCTCCAAGAATGAAGAACGATTAATGTTGCTAGATCCTCGAGTCTCCTGTGCCCAATCTACGGCTGCAGGTCTAGGGTCTTCGCGATCAGTAAACACCGAAGCTTGAACTACAACTTCTTGCTCATTGATTAGTTTGATTTCTGTGATGATACGGCCGTTTGGATAGGTCTTCCAGAACTTCTGAATACGTTCTGAAACTGGCTCGTAATTGCTTAGGTCGAAACCCATTTTTCCTCCTACTTGAATGTGATGAATGGCTTGCCATTACGGGCTTGTAAAGCGATAACCTTTTCACCTTGAAACAGACCATACTTAGTCCCGTTCATGAATGCAAGCACCGCGGACTTGTGTGCCTTAAATTGTTTATCCCATTGGTCGAACTCAAGTTTTGCCTGGAGAAGGTGGGAGTATAGAGATCCCAGTTCTAGCTCTCCTTCCTCGATACCTTCGGATAGCTCCCTTACAGTTTCATAAGTAGACTCACTTCCGTCGTAGTCTGGGGCTGTCTTAGAGTCTAGGAAGCCGTAGAACGCCTGTAGGCGGGTTTTTATGGTCTCAATAAGGGAATCATCCCGAACGACCTCAAACTCCTTCCAATCGCCTCCTGCGACCGCTACGACCATAGCCGAGTCTAGACCTAGAACCCAAAGGTAATGTTGAACTTGAAGGTTATAGTGTTCTGGAAGCTCATCCCAATACTGCCGGGTGAACTTGATCTCGAGAACGGATAGCTTGCCGTTCTTCCACTCGATTATTCCGTCTACGTTAGCTACGGATCTAGGGTCTTCTACGCTTGCCCAAGTTCCGGTCTCATGGACGGTTAGCCAATCTGAATTAGCTTCTTGGAATAGCTGCCTAATTACTGGCTCGAATGCCGTGCCTAGTTTCATTGGCATAGAAGGCTCGATGTTTGAATCGATTAGCCCGGTTTTTTCACAGTAAAGTGTGTAGGCAGACTTCCAGGGGTTTAGATCCATAACGGAAGCGATGTCAGAACCGCCGATACCCTTCCGGGCTTCGTGCCATTCTTTAGAGCCATGCTCAAACGTGCCTAAGAACCTTCCAGCTTTTAGGGCTTCGATTTTCTGTGTTATCTCCATGACCGCTATTTTAGTAAGCGGTTACGACATTACTTGGTAGGGACGTTCTTGATTGCTAGAACTGATCCACCAACGGTTAGAAGAGCTGCTACGACGTCAAGGATTGGAAGAGCTAGGTCTTCGCTTATGAGTCCGAGGACTACTAGAAGCGGAACGACCGAAGCAATAACTCCGTAGATTGCCTTGCGAGTTTCTGGTTTGTAGTTAAACATAATTTGCCTTTCGATTATTAGAGTCTTGACCAAGTCTGTGGTCCGACTACTCCGTCAATTTGAATCCCTTGTTGCTTCTGAAACTTGCGAACTGCAGCCTGGGTAATTGGGCCAAAGATTCCATCGACCTTTAAGCCACCGAGAGCAGCCTGTAAGTATTTGACATTGTCTCCAGTAGATCCGTTTCTAAGCCATTTGCCAAGTCTTGGCTTTGATGGAGCTGTCGGAGTTGTGGGTTTACTAGGTTTAGATGGTTTACCGGAAGCGCGCTTGTTGCATTCGCTCACGATGTAGTCGAGCTGTGATGTTAGGAATTGTCCTGGGCAGGCTGTCGCTTTATATTGAGAGTGCCAGGCAATAAAGAACTCGGACTGAACTCTAGATTTTTCGTTTAGAGCAAAGCCATTTCCAGCCCTGGGTGATTGACTAGCGTGGTAAACAATTACATCAATAAGAGCATTTACAGCTGCGTCTGATACAGGCCAGTCTCCACCTACGGATGAGTTATCAATCTCGAAAGCTACTGCACTTGGATCTGGGGTTCCACCTGTTGAGTAAGGTCTCCTGGCAGGATTTACAATCCCCGTGACCGCTCCAGAATTAGAGATGTGGTAAGTCGGATGAGAGTTTCTAACGTTAGCGTTTGCAACGTAGTTCAGACCGTTAGTTCCGGCGACGTGATGGATAACAGCTCCGTTGATTGGGAGCCCACCTCTAGATCCACCAAAACCGTTATCGATTACTGCAGATACATTTGGATACCAAGCGGTCATTATTTTCCTATCGAGTTTATTAGTAAGCCAATCAAAGCTACAACCGAAGCTGTTAGCCCGGTATAAGCAATCTTTTCTACCCAAGCAAGTCTAGCTAGAGTTAGCTCAACTTCTCGAATGCGGTCTGGCACGTCGTCCAGGTGATCTAGCTTCTCGAGAACCTTGATAAGAATGTCCCCATGCTCGAGCTGCTTTTTGTAGATGTCCCCTTGAGTAATGCGAACCGAGCTTGTTTTCTCCTCGGCCATTTTACAACGAGGCTATTTCTTCTTCTGTAAGACCTAGTGAAGCCAATTTAGCAAGAGCCGATTGCCTAGCTGCAAGCTTGTCTGCCTTAGCCTTTTCTTCGGCTTTGAAAGCGTTTTGTTCTTGAGTGTAAACCTTGAACTCTTCTTCGGTCATTTCGCGAACTTCGTTGTCTATCTGAATAAGTGGTTTAGATTGTTCGGTCATTCTTAGCTCTTCCTGTATCCGTAGACATAAATTGTTCCACCAGTCATGCTTCCAGAGTTAACTGAAATGGTGAAGTCTGTGTAGCTGGTAGCTGTGGAATGTTTTCCAATAGTTGCTCCAACTCCGTTGCCATCCTCAAAAATAGCGTTGCAGATTGTGTGCTTAGCCAAAAACGGGTTAATCAATTCTAAGTTCATCGCTATTGTGTTAGTGTTTGCGAGACCTGCATACTGAAAACCAGCTACGCCTGTAGTAGCAACAAGGCTCGCAGCGCCAGCGTAAGTTCCTCCAAACAGAACGTTTGCATAGTTGGTAGTAGAGGCACCAAGGGCTAATCTTAAAAGTCTTCCGTTTTCGGTATTCACCCCACCTGCAATTATGATTTTGTAAGCGTCGTAGTCTGTGCTGAATGCGGAAGTCACGTTTACGCTGGTTACGCTTGTTCCGATTGTCTGTGTTTTGACAAGGCTCAAACCCGATGGAGTTACTAATTGAACCCAAGCTGATCCGTTGTAGTTCTCGTAACGGTTTACGTCTTCTAGCCAGGTAAGCATTCCTTCTAGTGGAACTGTGATAGCTGCGCTTCGAGCTGCTGCGTTTGAGAAGACAATGACCGATTGGCGCATAAGGTTGTCGTTGATCTCGGAGGCTTGAAGAACGCTTCCGTTTGTAAATACTTTGTAAGCCACTAGGCTTCCTTCCATAGTTCGAGGGTTGTGAACCAATTATCTACATCTATGCGATGAGAGACCTTGATTATAGTGTAGTATCCCACGATGTCGAGCTGACTATTAGTATAGCTGACACCTACCGTCATTCCCGGTGTAAACACCGCTGCGTCTGTTAGGTTGCCTAGCCTGTCTTTGGCTGGAGTAACTACTTGGTTTACTTGGTTAGCTGATCTGTGGTTGAATACCCGATTTGCCCAGTTGTTTAGTTGTGCTTCGGTTGTGGTGTTGATTGCTAAGTCAATAGCTGCTTCGCCGTATAGATCGATAGAGTCCTGGTCTTTACGAACCACGAAGGTAAGTGGATCAGTAGTCAAAGATACCGTTAGAGAGTTATAGACAGCGTCCGCGTCCGAGAA